GAGACTCCCTGGCGCACCGACAAACGTGGCTACATTGGTGAGGATATTTTCTTCTGCCGCAAGGCGCAGGCCGCAGGGTTTAAGATATGGATTGACCACGATGTGTCTAAAGAAATTGGACACATTGGGACGTTTGAATTCAAGCACGACCACACATGGGTCATGCGTGACCTTGAGGAAAAGGAAAAGGCTACCTAATGGCTCTAACGACATACACCGAACTCAAGGCATCATTAGCGGACTGGCTTGTCCGTGCCGACCTGACGGCTGCAATCCCTGACTTTATCTCTCTGGCCGAGGCTCAGATTGAACGCAACTTGCGTACACGTCAGATGATTGTCCGTGCGGATGCGTACATCAACAGCGAGTACAGCGCGGTTCCTGACAACTTTTTGGAGACAAGGTCTTTCAAGTTAAATACAAACCCAGTGACTCCGATGCAGTTTGAGACTATGGACTCATTGGACATATTGGCATCACGCACAAACGCGGCAGGCAAACCAACGTACTTCAGCATCGTCGGGAGTCAGATTCGCGTTGTCCCATCCCCTGACACAGCGTACACAGGCGAACTTACCTACTACGCAAAGTTAACTAAGTTATCAAGTACTGTCGCAACAAACTTCCTGTTGACCTCATCCCCCGACATCTACCTGTACGGCGCACTCTTGCAGGCCGCGCCTTACCTACAGGATGACGCAAGAATCTCTGTTTGGTCTGCGCTGTACCTGGCTGGACTTGATCAACTGCAACTCGCAGATGATCGAAGCACAACATCGGGCGGCTCTCTGACCGCACGAGCAAGAACACTGGGGTAGAAATGCTAATCACCACGACCAAAGGCGAAATGGATGACTCCCTACTTGAGAAAAAAGAGGGGATAATTGATACTGAGAACGAGACAACTCGGTGGGTCGAGTACTGGCAGAACAATGAACTTGTTCACCGTTCCGTTGATATGACTTTGAAACGCAACGTTGCAACACTAGCCGTTGCTCAACCTTTAGGATAATCATGGCAAATACTCAGGCAATGTGTACCTCGTTCAAGGGCGAGTTATTGGTCGGCCATCACAATTTTGGCACTGGTGTTGTACGCGCTGCAACAACTGCTGACTCATTCAAAGCAGCTTTGTACTTGGCATCTGCCACAGTCAATGCGGCCACAACAGCCTACTCAGCCTCTGATGAGGTATCAGGGACTGGGTACACGGCTGGCGGTGTTGCTGTGACGTTTGGCACTGTTCCAAGCACAAGTGGAACAACAGCATTTGTCACCCCAAGCGCAAGCATTACTTATTCTTCTGTGACTCTCTCCACAGCCTTTGACGCGGTATTGATCTACAACTCGACCCAATCCAATAAGGCAGTAAGCGTTCATACCTTTGGCTCTCAGACAGTGACGGCTGGCACGTTCACTCTAACAATGCCCGTCAATGACGCAAGCACCGGCCTGATTCGGCTGGCTTAACGCGGGAGCAGCGGCATGGCTGCTTACGGCACAGGTAGGTACGGATACGGAGCATGGGGCTTTGGAGAAGCGGGAGCCGCACTAACTGGCAACTCGTCTACCTCTGCCATAGGCACGTTGCTGGCCGGCCGATCAATCCAAGAGGACGGGACAATTGCCACAGGCAATGTCGGAACAGTCAGCCTGTCTATCTCCATTGCCATCACAGGCAATGCGTCCACCTGTGCAATTGGCACTCTATCCCCGTCATCAGCCCAAGCCGTTACAGGCAACTCCTCAACCCTGTCCATTGGCAGCGTTCAGGAGGTATTGAGCATTGAGGCATTTGGCAATGCGTCAACAACCTCTGTTGGCTCGGTTACAACTAGCAGACTGCGAGCCGTTACAGGAAACTCTGCCACGGGTGCTGTGGAGACAATGCCGTCAGAGGTCATTACGTTCCAGGACATTACTGGAGTTGAGGGGACTGGCTCCGCAGGCACTGCCACAAGCGTCGTTTCTGTTGCGATAATTGGCGTACAAACTGATTCATCAGTAGGCACATTGATTGGATTCGGATGGGGAGCAGTTCCTGATACATCAGAGACTTGGACACAAATTTCCGATACATCAGAGACATGGACTGTAGTTGCAGATAATTCAACAACGTGGCAAGAGGCCGCATAAGAGGTGAAAAATGGCTGATACAACGACGACGAACCTATTACTTACCAAACCTGAAGTTGGGGCAAGTACCGATACCTGGGGAACCAAGATCAATACTGACTTGGACTCTGTAGATGCAATCTTTACGGCGGCAGGTACAGGCACTAGCGTTGGTCTTAATGTTGGCTCTGGTAAGGTTTTGACTGTTGGCGGGATTGCATCTTATGCAGCAGGCTCTGCGGCTGCGCCAACAATCACAGCCACAGGAGACACCAACACCGGCATCTTCTTCCCTGCGGCTGACACCATTGCTTTTGCTGAAGGTGGTGCGGAGGCTATGCGTATTAACTCCAGCGGTAATGTGGGGATTGGTACTAGTAGTCCTGCTGATACATTAGATGTAAAAGGTACTGGAAATTTTAATAATACAACTGGAACTTATGTGGGATTTGCATATAACGGAACAAATAGAGGATATATTGGAACAGCTAATGCAATTATTAGCGGTGGTGCAATTACAGATTTAGGGTTGCTTTCCGTTGCTAATATGACATTTGGAACTGGTGCATCATCATTAGAGCGTATGCGTATCGACTCCAGCGGCAACTTGCTGGTGGGGGTTACGAGTGTAGTAAGTGGAGGTTCTGGCGGTTCTTGCTTTTTCGCAGATAGCAACTCTCGCAGAATTTTACGGTTGTCAACGACTGCAACGGCAGAAAACGCGTTAATTCAGTTCTTCAATCCCAATGGGGCAGTAGGATATATCGCTGCTAATGGGTCTTCCACCTCCTACGTCACATCATCTGACTACCGCCTGAAAAACACCATTGCCCCCATGACAGGTGCATTGGACAAGGTGGCCCTGCTCAAGCCTGTGACTTACAAGTGGAATGTAGACGGCTCTGATGGTCAAGGCTTCATTGCCCATGAGTTGGCAGAAGTAGTCCCCGGCTGCGTTGCTGGCGAGAAAGACGCGGTGGATGCTGACGGCAACCCTATTCATCAAGGCATCGACACCAGCTTCCTTGTCGCCACACTGACAGCCGCAATTCAGGAACAACAAGCCCTCATCACATCCCTGACCACTCGACTCACAGCACTTGAGGCCAAATAACCATGAACCAAGCCGAACGCGCTGAGTTTATTGCTGACATCACGGCAGCGATCAAGGCATCGTCTAACCTATCCGAGGATGAGGTGCGTTGGGTTAAGTTGGCCATCCATAAGCAGGAGCAGTCCATTAAATTACGCCAGGCCATCATTGAGAAGACACTTGGCGGCTTGGTGTGGGCTGCGTTGGCTGGGCTTGGATACCTTTTATTTGACTTCGCAAAGAATCATGGATTCAAGTGATAGATGCAATTGCTTCAGCACAGATACCTTGGCCCAACACGGAAACAAAAATCGTGCTGGTGTGCCGCGTCGTGCTGCCGCAAGAGAAGTATGGAGCCAACGAGTTTTTAGATAAGGACGGCAGAGTCTGCCGGTGGGTGCTGGAGCCTAAAAAGTGATCGATCCCATAACGGCCTTTGCCGTAGCGCAAGGAGCTATCAAAGGCATCCAAGCAGCCATCAAGATGGGCAAGGATGTCCAAGGCATCACAAACGATGTGATGAAGTTCTTCGACGCAAAGGAAAAGGTTGCCAAGGAAGCAGTTAAGGACCCAAAGAAGAAATACAGTTCAGACACCAGCCAAGCGATGAGTACCGTCATGCAACTGCATGAACTGAATAAAGCCGAGGAAGAGTTGAAGTGGCATTTTATCAACCAAGGCCACAGCCAGCTTTGGAGTCAGATTCTTTTGGAGCGTAACGCAATTGTGCAACGCAGACGAACGCAAGAGATATTAGATGCTAGGGCGGCTAAGAACCGCAAGCAGGAGATTGACGAGGCCATCACGATGGGGCTTTGCATATTGGTAGCCGCTGCCATATTTATGCTGGTGGCTTGGGGTGTAATTGCAATGAAAGGTAAGCTGTGAGCGAAGGAACTTTAAACGCCAATTCAACCCTTGACAAAGTTCTGGGGTATGTGGATTCGCCATTTAAACTTGCTGCCATCCTTATCATGGGCGTAGTTGCTTTTGCTGGTTATTTTGTGTACACAAACCAAGACTTGCTGATTGGGGCTTACAAAGAATCCAAGAAGATACCCAGCATTGCCGAAGACAGGGTTGAGGATGCCTCCGCCCACCTGTTTAAGACCACCAACGCCACTATCGTTGCGGTGTTCAAAGTCAACCCGATGTTCGGGACTCGCGTACTGTACCGAGCCTACGCCAAGGACGGCAGAGACAAAACCAATGACGGGCTGGATGTAGGGCTGTTTACAAACAACGCAGCCAATAACGCCGACGTTGTGAAGCTGATGGCAAACGAAATTCCTTGCGGTGAGTACCGCACAGCGCAGTCTGAGATGGGTATTTGGTACATCAACAAGGGCGTTACCTATACTTGCAGAATCAGTGTTCCACCAGAGCCGGGGCGGTTTGTGGGGCAGATAACCGTGGGATGGGAAACCGAACCCGAAAACTTAGAATCAGCACGAACCATGCTGAGTATTGCCGCAACTATGTTATCTAGGAGTAAACAATAATGTTTGACATTTCAGGACTGCTGCAAGTAGGCGGCAAAATCATCGACAAACTCATACCCGACCCTGAAGCCAAGGCCAAAGCCCAATTGGAACTTGCTACGCTTGCCCAAAACGGTGAACTGGCAAAGATGGCAAACGAGACCGAGATGTTCAAAGCAGAGCAGCAAAACACCACAGACCGCTGGACTGCTGACATGGCTTCGGATTCATGGCTGTCTAAAAATGTGCGCCCCATGACCTTGGTGTATATCCTGACGGCGTACCTTACGCTGGCTATTTTGGATGGCCTTGGATTTAAGATTTCCGAGTCTTACGTTACGCTGCTTGGGCAGTGGGGGATGCTTGTGATGGGTGCGTACTTTGGCGGCAGAACGCTTGAGAAATTAGCCGATATGAAGGGTAAAAAATGGCACACCTAAGTAAACACTTCACACTCGCTGAGTTAACCGTCACCGACCACAGAGAGTTTGACAATAGCCCGACCCAAGAGGAAATCAGCAACCTGCAACGCTTGGCGCAACTGCTAGAACAGGTCAAATCTACCTTGGGCGGCAAACCCGTGATGATTAACTCTGCGTTCCGATGCAAGCAGGTCAATGATGCAGTGGGCAGCAAGGACTCCAGCCAACACCGTCACGGTTGTGCTGCCGACTTCCGTGTACCCGGCGTTACCCCTGATGAGGTAGTCCGCGCTGTGATTGCTGCCAATCTGCCATTTGATCAGATCATCCGTGAGTTTGACCGTTGGACGCATATCAGCATCCCTAACGTGGATGGAGTCGAACCCCGTGGCTCTGCATTGATTATTGATAAATCTGGTGTTAGACAGTTCACATAATGGCAACAAACTACACCGGCCAACTCACGACACCGGCAGCACCCAACACGGGTACGCCTGGGAATGAGTACGAGCAGAGATACTTCAGCCAGACCTTTGCCAATATGGGAGGGTACTTTCAGCGCGTCACAGGCATCATTGCTGCGCTGTTCGGGCCGAGGGGAGGGAAGTACATCAACATACCCTACGGTGCGTTTCAGGACGGTACAAATCAGACTGCGGCAAACACCACCACGGCCTACCCTGTAACCTTTGATACTACAGACTTCAGCAACGGGGTGACATTGTCAAACTCGTCAAGGCTTAACGTTTCGCAGCCAGGAATCTACAACCTGCAATTCAGCATCCAAATCAAGAACACGACAAACAGTTCTCAAGACATTGACTTTTGGTTCAGAAAGAATGGGACTGACATTGCCAAATCAAACAGCAGGTTTGGCATTTCGGCAAGGAAGTCATCAGGCGACCCGTCTCATGTGATTGTTGCCCTTAATTTCTTTGTGAGCCTAGTCGCTAATGACTATGTGCAGATCGTTTGGAGGACAAGCGACGTTGCGGTAACCATTGAAACCTTTGCGGCTGGAACCTCCCCGACACGCCCGTCAGTTCCTTCGGTGATTGCCACCATGTCGTTCGTGTCCAATTTGTCTACAGAAACAGCATAATCTCGTCATGGCACTCATACCACTCAAAATCCCCCCAGGCGTTTACCGTAATGGTACTGAGTACCAGGCTGCGGGACGCTGGTACGACTCAAACCTAGTTCGCTGGTATGAGAACACCCTACGACCCATTGGTGGGTGGCGTAAGAAGTCCGCTACGCAACTCACAGGTGTATGCCGTGGGTTGCTGGCTTGGGTGACTAATGGCAATGCAAGGTACGTTGCGGCAGGTACACAGTCAAAACTCTTTGCAATGGATCAAAATAATACTGTAAAAGACATCACCCCAGCAGGTTTTACTACTGGCCGTGCTGATGCCGTCAGCGGGACAGGCTACGGTTACAACACCTATGGATCGTTTTCTTATGGCGTGGCACGTCCTGACATCGGTTCAGTCTTACCAGCAACGACATGGAGCCTAGACACTTGGGGCGAGTATCTTGTAGCGTGTAGCGACACGGACGGCAAACTCTATGAGTGGCAATTGGGGTTTACTACCCCGACAGTCGCGGCTGTAATCACCAACGCGCCAACGAGTTGCGCTGCCGTTTTAGTGACTTCAGAGCGCATCATGTTTGCGTTAGGTGCAGGTGGTAATGGTCGCAAAGTGTCTTGGAGTGACCAAGAGGACAACACAGTATGGACTGCCGCATCAACCAATCAGGCT